ACGAAGAAGATCACCAGCAACCAGATCCTCGGGGCAGGCGGCACCGCCACCCTCGCCTCCGCCACCATCACCGGCGATCTGACGGTGCGGACGAATAAGTTGCTTGTCACCAGCACTGGAGTGGGTGTTGGAATGACTCCAATTACACCGCTATCCGGTGTCATTGGAACTACTGGAGCCGTTTTCTTTCGCACAACTGATCCTGCTGCTCCTGTTGCAACCCCATACATTCAAGCTCCCGTTTCAACCGGATTTTCAAGCACTGCTGCGGCATACGGTTTTTGGTATCAAGACTGCGGCATTTCAAATCCTGCTGTTGGTGCGGTTGGTATTGTTTCTGGATCTAGCGAACGTTATCGCATTGCTGCCGACGGCGTAGCCACTTGGTCCAACGTCGGCGGAGTCGCTGGCACCGCCATGACCCTGAACTCCACGGGGCTGGGCGTGGGGGTTACGCCGGGAACCAAGTTCGATGTCGGTCTTACTGGTGCTGGAACTCCTCGTATTCGGTTTACGTCTGCCAGCGACAATCCGATTCTGGAGTTCCAACGGTATTCAGGAGTGGCTTCTGACTATTACGGAGAGCGAATCCTGACTGGTGGAGGATTCTATTTCCAGACTGCTCCAGCCGCTGCTGTCGGTTCGCAGACGTTCACGACTCGTTTCACCATCGACTCCTCCGGCAACGTCGGCGTGGGGGTTACGCCGAGTGCGTGGCAGAGTGGACTGAAGGCTATTCAGTTCGCTGCGAATGGTGTTCTGTATGGCAACGGAACGAACTCCGCTTTTTTCGGGAACAATTACTACACCGACAGCGGAGGCACGAACAGGTACATCGTTTCAAACGCGGCGCTTGCTTACGGGCAGACCGCTGGAGCGCATCAATGGTTCATCGCCCCCGCTGGCACCGCTGGCAACGCCATCACCTTCACCCAAGCGATGACGCTCACGGCGAGTGGCGAGCTGTTGGTGGGGACGACGAGTCAGATCCGAGGTGGTAAACTTTCGGTTGATAGTTCCGCTGGAGTTGCATCAGGACTCAAATCGTCTGCTGGTTCTTCCGTGTTTGTTGAAGAACTTTGGAACACCGGAAGCCTCGACAATTCGTTCATCAACTTTGGGACTGATTCAACATTCACCGCTCGCGGATCAATCACCTACAACCGATCCGGTGGTCTTGTCGCATACAACACGACATCCGATTACAGAGCCAAGGATATCATTGGCCCTGTTTCCAACAGCGGATCTGTCATTGATTCTCTGAAGGTGTACATCGGCAAGATGAAGGGGGCTTCGGTTGAACGCCCGATGCTTGTGGCCCACGAAGCTCAGATCGTTGCTCCTTATTCTGTTACCGGACAAAAGGACGAGGTTGATGCTGATGGTAACCCTAAGTACCAGCAAATGGATGTCTCCTCGTTTGTCCCTCTGCTGATTGCTGAAATTCAATCGCTCCGCACCCGCGTCCAAACCCTCGAAGCCCGCTAATTTATGACCATCCTCTGGATCATCGAACGCCTTCTCGTTAAGCCCACCGAAGGCACTCTCACCGATGTCGTCATTACCGCCGACTGGCGTTGCAACGGCACCGATGGCACCTACAGCGGAACCTGCTACGGATCGACCAGCTTCGCTCCGCCGAGTGGTTCGTTCACGCCGTATCCTGATCTGACCGAACAGCAGGTGCTTGGCTGGTGCTTTGCCAATGGCGTCGATCAGTCGGCCATCGAAGCGAACGTCTCCGCGCAGATTGCTGACCAGATCAATCCTCCGATCATCGCTCCGCCCCTGCCGTGGTTGCCTCCGGTGATGATCGTGCCTCCGATGCTGCCTCAGGTTGAGCCGGTTTTGGTTGCGGAGGAGCCTGTGTCTGCCGACACTGCGGCCTGATATGATCAAGATCGAACTCACCCAGGAGCAGGCCAATAGCTTGCTCCAGCTCATCGACATCGCCATCAAAGCCGGTGGCTACCAGAACGCCAAGGTCGGCGTTCCTCTGGCCGACATCATCCTCACCGCTGCCCAAGCCAAGCCTGAATGAAAAACTGGAAGACAACCGCCGGCGGCGTGGCCGTGCTGCTCGCAGCCCTCTCCGTCGCCATCAAACAGGCCATCGCCGGTGACATGGGCGGTGCCATCGCCGCCGCTGTCGGCGGTGCCGGTGCCATGTTCACCGCGCTCAAGGCTCAGGACGCCCAGCCCGAGGACAAGGCCAAATGAAGGACCAGCTACGCGATCTCGGTATCAACATCGGGCTCATCGTAGCTGGTTTCGCAGGGAGCCTCATGACCGTCAAGAAAGACGGACACAAGGACTGGTTCACTACCATCACCTCCCTCATGGCCGGCACTCTGTCGGCCAATTACCTCACGCCGGTGGTCATAGACCTCCTATCCATCGGAAACTCCAACACCCAGTACGCCGCGGCATTCGTCCTTGGATTCCTTGGCCTGCACGGTGTCGAGTACGTCATCAATAGACTCTGGCCCAAGGGATGAACCCACTGACCATCGTCAATGCCATCGCCAGCGGAATCCTCACCGCTGGCGTTTCTGCTTTCATGATCATGCTCTACCGCTCCGATGGAGTGGTCAGACGCTGGCCAATGACAGGAAGCCTACTGCTCCGAATCTCACTCTCGTTCACAGCCTCCGGAGCACTCTTCAACTGCCTCACCCTGTCCACTCCACCAACCAGCGAGATCATCCTCAACTGCGGACTCGCCGGTGTCTTCGCTTGGGCCACCATCTTCCACGCCAAACTCCTCAAACATGGATCCAATTCTCAGCATCGCCCAGGGCGTGATGAACGCGACCCTGAACAAGATCGTTGATCAGAAAGACCAAACCCTTGAAGACGGACAGAAAGACAATCGCCTGCGCGACGATCTCCTTGCTCGCGCTGATGCCGCTGGGCTGCACCCCGACAAGAGTGGTGATGGTCCCGCCAGGGCAACCCGTCAGACTGGCTGAATCAGTCAAAGCCCATGTGTGGGCTAAAGATGCCAGCGGTAACACCGTGAAAAGCCTGAAACCGCGTGACAATTCGCAAGTCTTGGCTCGCACTACCTCCAAGAGAATAGTATGGGAACCCCACTCACAGGCAGTACCGTCGCCAGCACTTACACTGGCCTGCTGAAGACGACCGATAACGCCACGCTCACTGCTAGTCTGAAGGCTCTCAGCGACGGCTCTGGAAACGATTCCGCGCTCCAAGTCTCCACGGTTGCGTCCAACATCAACGGCGATTTCAGCGTCGCCACGAGCAAGTTCACGGTGGCTAGCGCCAGCGGCAACACGGCTGTGGCCGGTACCCTCGCAGTCACCGGTGCCACTTCGCTCAGCTCGCTCATTACCAGCGGCAATGCCACGATCGGTGGAACGCTAGGGATCACCGGTGGCCTCACGATCCCCGGCACCCTGTCCGTCACCGGCGCTTCCACGCTCACCGGTGCGGTGGGCATGGGCAGCACCCTCAACGTCACCGGACTCTCCACGTTGGCCAGCCTTGGTGTCACCGGCGCTGCTACCATCGGAACCACGCTGGGTGTTACCGGACTCTCTACGCTCTCCAGCATCGCGGTCACCGGAGCTTCCACTCTCGACAGTCTCGCGGTTACTAATGCGGCTACTCTTGGAAGTCTTGCAGTAACTGCTGGAGCTACTGTTGGGACCAGTCTCGCGGTCACCGGTGATCTCACTGCCAACGGAAACACCACGCTCGGAAATCAAAACACCGACACGCTGGCGCTGAACTCAGATAACATCACGGTTCCAAATCTGTCGCCTGTTACGGTCGATCTGTCAGCAGACAAGGTGCTGATCACTGATGCCAGCGATTCCAGCAAGGTGAAGCTGGCGGCGGCGAGCGCGTTCGGGATCAACGCCGCAAACGCTCCTCAGATAAAGCAGAAGATCTTCCAAGGCACTGCCGAGTACCCGACCACAACTGCTTCTCCTGGTGTCGAAATCACCGATCTCACAACCTCGATCACTCCGAGGTCGTCAGGATCTTTGGTGTTGGTAACAGTGACCGTCAACTACTCCAAGAAAACCGCTGGAAACTGGTCCTATTACGCGGTGTTCAAGCTGACCAGAACCATTGGTGGAACGGTCACAGAGCTTGGAAACAGTACTACCGGAGCGACCCTATCTGGCATTGCTCCGATCGTTTACTATCCTGATTCAGACACGAATTTCCTGAACTGCGTCACCTTCCAGTTCTTGGACAGCCCCAGCACGGCTTCGGCTGCTACTTACAAGGTGCATGTGTTCTCGCCAGGATTGACCGACACGTTGATCCTGAACACCTGCCCGTCTGCTAGTGCTGGTAATTTGACCACGCCTTCAATCGCTCGTGTCAGCTCCGCCATGACGCTCCAAGAGTTCTTCGCATGAAACCCTCCGAAGTAGCCCAAGCGGCCTGCGACAAGCTCTCGTTCACAGACTCTGCCACGCTCGCGTTGGCCAAGAAGTTCTGCATTCGTCGCTACTCGATGATCTGGGACTCGTGCCTCTGGAACGATACCCTCGGAGTCGTCTCCACCCCGGTCACCAACGGCCAAGAACTCGTCACCATCTCGCAGTACGTCACCGCGATGTACGCCTCCGGGACCGGTTACAACATGTTCCTCGACTTCCCGGTCGCCTCACGCTTCACCATCAGCGGTGAGAGCGATGGCATCGAAGTCCCCGCCGCAGAATGGGTCTCGTTCTTCCAGCTCGATCCCAACACTTGGAACAACGTCGATAGCCGCAAGTCCACCCCCGGCAACTTCGTTAACTGGACCCGCGTCCTCGGAGTCTCCTACGGCCAAGCCGGTGTTCCCCAGATCAAGCTCATCCCGACTCCGAACACCGACGGCACCCTGTTCATCCTGGGCAAGAAGCAGTCCCAGATGCGGCAGTTCGGCGAAGCCCAGACCATCTCGAACGACACCAACTTCGAGCTGCGCGGCGTCGAGAATGCACTGATGGCCTACACCGAAGGCGATCTCCTCGAATACAGCAGGCAGTACGGCAAGGCGCAGGCCAAGTTCCAAGAGGGCGCTGCTCAGGTGAGCATCATGAAGGACATGGAGCGTGGCCAGCAGCAGCAGATCAGCCGCATCATCCCGGATAGCCTCTACGACTACACGTTCCAGGACATCCTCTAATGCCTTTCCAATCCTCAGACGCGCTCGATGACCAGATGCTTCTGGATGGAAGCAACGGCTTCTCCACCGGGGTCATCTCTGCCACTCGTCCCGATGCCATTCCTGCCACGAGCATGGAAGAGGCCATCAACATGGACTATGACGACTTCGGCAACCTCGTCACGCGCCTCGGGACCATCTCGCTGACCGGCAACAGCGAATCGCGCAACTGGGAAGACATCATCACCAACTGGGAGTCCACCACTTCCAACTTCGCCAGTAACCTGCCCACCAACTCGCAGGTCTTCTCTGGATTCTACTTCGATACCGCGGCCTCCGAGCGCCTCGTCATCGCCGTTCTCAATCGGAACACCGGTGCCAAGAGCCTCTACTACGGATCACCCGGAGTCTCGTACAACATCATCAGCAGCTCGACGATCAACGACGCGTCACGGTTCGTCTACTTCGCCCAGCTCAACGACAAGCTGTTCTACGCAGACGGCTATACCGCGCTGCGTTATGTCACGAGCACCAACACCAACTCAGCGATCACTGCCGGCAAGATCAGCCGCATCGATGTGATCAATCAGGGTTCCGGTCACAGCTCGATTCCCACCATCACCATATCGGCTCCGCCCAGCGGTGTCACGGCTACCGCAGAAGCCAGAATCGGTGGGGACGGTGCCATCCTTTCCATCGTAATCACGAACCCCGGCAGCGGTTACACAACGGCTCCTACGGTTTCCATCTCGCCGGCAAACCAGTCCCACGCGGTCGCCTTCGTCTCGCTCGCAGCGCCCGCAAAGCCGCTCTATCTCACGACGCACACGAACCGCCTGTGGGCCGTGTCCGCAGATACCAGCATCCAGCCCGACACCCTCTACTTCTCTGATCTGCTCGATGGCGAGTCATGGGATCCGCTTGGCTCTATCCGTGTCGGTGGCGATGGCGATCCGATCCGCGGGCTCTACTCGTGGTTCGGATACAAGCTCCTCGTCTTCAAGGAACGCTCGATCTGGAGCGTGGATGCCGATCCTACGCAGGATCCCGCCGATTGGGTCATCACACTCATCTCAGGCAACATCGGCTGCTCCTCGCACCGCTCGATCACCGCTGTCGGTGCCGATGTCTTCTTCCTGTCCCGCGACGGCATCCGGTCGATGGCGCAGATCCAAGCGGGCACCCAGACCAGCGTCGGCCTCGCGCTCAGCAGCCCGATCAACGACCTGATCAGCCGCATCGACAAGACCAAGCTGGAATACTGCGACGGCGTGTTCTGGAACAACCGCTACTTGCTGGCCGTTCCGTTCGTTACCGCTGGCCCGTTCTCCATCGGACTGGAGAGCGAGGAGGCGCTCCTGCTCGAATCCGGTTCGTCGATCGAACTCGAAGGAACCTTCAACCAGAACAACGCGGTCATCGTCTACCACTCACTGGCCCGCTCGTGGATCGGTTACTGGGACAACTGGCAGGTCAACGACTTCATCCCCACCGCCTTCTCGAACTTCGGCCCTGTGCTCATGTTCGCCGGCGACATCATCTCGCTCAGTGAAGGTGCGGGCCAAGTCTGGTCGTTCAACGACTACCTGCCCAACACCCGCCTGAGCCCCGTGCAGCAGTCGGCATACCTCGATGGCGGTAGCGCGTATCAGTCAACGGTCATCACCAAGGCGTACAACCTCGGGGAACCGATCCCCGACAAGATCGGATACAGCATCCAGATCGCGCTCGATAACCCGTATGCTTCGAGCATCGGTGCTTCGCTCTCATACGCCACGAACATGAGCGGGACGTTCACTTCGATCGATCCTGCGATCAACATCCCGAGCACCCAGAAGTTCCTGGCGGCTTACAACCTCATCAGCCGAGGGCGTTGGAACAACATCCAGTTCAAGATCAACACGACCAGCGGAAGCCGCATGAGCCTCCAGTCCACGATCCTGTCCGGATTCGTCGATTCCATTCGTCCCCAGCAATGACCCCGCATCCCACAATCCT